CGTATACATGGACGCAAGCTCCGAACGCTCTAAATTTTTCATGGCGTATGTACTCCTCGGTTGTCATCTTAGAGAGCGTGTACTCTTTGCTGTCCCAGTACGTCTCAAAGTCGATGGTTATTATTTTGTCGAATGGTTTGGTCAATTAAACTTCTCCTTGGGCGGTGCGTCCACGACGTTTAGAAAGCCGAAAAAATCGTTTGCCGCCAACATGAGTTGCGACGCCTCCATCTCATCACAGTTTAGGGTGACGACTCCCGCTATGCTATCTTCCGCACGACCCATGATGACAACAGCTTGCGCGTTGCCTTTGCCGTAGCACATGACCAACTTGTGTATGAGTAGCTTGAAGTGTGCTTGCTCGGCATCCGACATCTCTCCAACACGTTGCTCTAACTCTTCTTGTGACATCATTTCCGTCATGATAAAACCTCCTTTAATGTGTGTATGTTGTCTTCGTTAATGACAACTGCCGTCCCCCCTGCGCCACGTATGCGGCTCAGATGGGCTTCTTGTAGCGCGGTGGTTTTACCCCTACCTGCTTTCGCTTCAATGCCAACGAACTTGCCGTTAGCACATACAAGGAAGTCAGGCACGCCCGAGTTCCCGTACCCTGTCCCGATGGGCATGGCGTAGTACACGCCCAACTCATCTAGTATCTTGCGTATCTGCTTCTTGACTTTTACTTCTGGTGTTGACATGTCAACCTCCTGTTAATTAGGTGAGGGGGTAAAGTAGATTACGCGCCCCCTCGTGTCGCGTTGCGGAATGGCAACAAGAGGTCAATACTCAAAGGACTGGACGCCCCTTGTTGCCGACAAAGTGTGGTCGCATCTACTGGGCTTGCACAAATCATCTTATCGTGAACACGTCAGTCCTTTGAATTTAATTTGGTTCTTCTGCCCATGTTATTTGGTTTCGGGCAGTTCTCGGGTACGTCAACGACGACCCATATTGCGGCTAGTGTATTGCGGTGAGTTGACTTCTCCCACCGATCTACGTACACACCAAACACACCCTCCAATGATTTGTTGACAGAACGATTGTCTATGCCCGTGAGCTTAGCTATATCGCTTGACTTCAAACCATCGGGGTACTGTTTGAGTAGTTCTCGAATGATGTTGTGATTGCTTTTCACTTTTTCATACTCCGCACAAACACAGCAAAGCTTGCGCTTGTGTCACCGAAGTTTTTCATCTTCTCAAACTCCAACGCCACTTCTTCTAGTACGTCATTGCGCTTACCGCTACCTCTGCCCAGCTTGCGTAACTCCGACAGTTCTGCAAGCATGTCTTCCATATCTTTAGCGGCTTGCAAATGAAAGGGGCTGATTGGTACATGACTTGCCATTGAACGCATCATGCCGATGGTTGTCCTTGCCGTGGTTTCACTGAGCTTCTTCATGTGTTCTTCTCCTTGCTCGGATTTCATTTGCTACTCCAGTTCTAGGCATGCCATTGCTGTTCCAATTCTCAGCAATATCGGCACACGCCTCACGCTCATGCTCTGCTACTAGCTTGGCAAAGGCTTCAAGTTCATCAGTATGGATTATCCAAAAGCCATTTTGCTCAGGGTCTACTTTGTCTTTGTCGCACGATGCTCTGAGCATCGCAATGATTTCATCTTGTGTCATCTTGGTGCATCCTCGTGGTTGTCGGGGTTAAATTTAGGGACTCGGTTGCCCTTGTCCTTGGGGTTTGGGAATAGGGGAAAGGGCCACGTCATACTATCCGCCGAAGATTCTCTTGAGGTAGTCGTACAACTCGCGTGCTTGCAACACAGTCATGTTCTTGATAACTTCTTCTGGAGGCTTACCGAACACAATAGTATTCACCATTCGCTTGACGGCGGTAGCATCAGGTTGTAGCGCGGCAATGCCGTCATTTGCGGTCGCTTGTGGTCGCTTGTGGTCTTTAGTGGTCGCTGGCTTGACTTTCGCAGTCTTCTTGGCGTACTTAGCGCTCGCCTTCATAGGTGTGTACTCGTCCACAGTAACACGATAGCCGTGGTTGTTATCTCGCACAGCAAGCCCCGCACGAACGAACTGCGCCATGAGTGCTGTGACTGATGACTCTTTAAATCCATGCTTAACTAGATCACGACTGGCGGCGGCGGATGTCGTGCCGGGGTGGAGTTTCACGTAATCAAATACTACGCGGGTAACATTGTTCTGAATTGGGAATGATTGCTTGGGCATAAGTTTCTCCTTGAGTTGTTGTCCTGTGGGAGTTGGCTCCCACGATTCGATTGCGTTTTTGAGTGCTGACTGTAGATCAGGCATGATGAGTGTTCCCTTTCTTGGTGCTAGGTTGTTGAGTATTTCTTTCGCTTCCAACGCACCCCCACTAAGGGGGCGCGTGTGCTTATGTAGGTCAGGCAGAGGTGCGCCATACAGACGACTCTCTACCTCCCCCGCAGACAGGTACTTCTTGGGTGTAGCAGTACGACGAAAGCGCATCACGACTCCAAGCGTGGAACAGGGCGAGCAACCAACCACTTGTTACCCAGAGTGCGGATTGAGCGCACCCATTGGCGTTGATAGCTACGAATTGTTTCAGGTGGTGCATCGTAGGTGGCAAAGATGCGACGAACCTTGGTTAAGTATGTGGTGTCCATGGTGTACCTTTCAGAAGTTAAACTTGTCGAGGATGGCATCGACGTTCTTCTTGACGTCTTGACGAATAGCCTCGTTCTTACGCAGATCAGCAGGCGTCACGCCCACAAGTAACTGCTCTAACTGACTACGTGCAGTCTCAAGCGTTGTGTCGTTTGTCACGTTCAATGCCTTAGTGAGATCACACAACTCAAGCGCACCATCGACAAGCGTGTCGTGGAAGCGCCTTTGCTTAGCCTCACCGCCTACATAGTCAGTAGTCAATCTGTCTGACATACGTTTGAGGTGGGTGCTAAGTCTCTCACGCACGTCTGCCATAGCAGAGTCGATGCGTTCCTGTGTCAGAGACTCAAGACGTTGCTTGAGTTCTGCCTGTGCTTGGTTGCCTACGTCTACACGGAAGTCACCCGATGATGGGACTGGCATGTAGTTAACGCGGAATGAGAACTTAGTCATCATCTCATTAGCGGATGGGTAGTCATCTCTCTTGAACATGTCACCGAGAGCCAATGCCTGCGCTGTGATAAGCGTAGGGTAGATAACAACGAAAGCCTTGACCAGCGTCTCCATCTCTTCCTCGAAGTCATTCATGCGCTCAGTGAACTTCATGAAGTTGACAGTAGGTAAGAGACGCAGACCTGAGTCAGACCAAGGTGCTGTGTTGTCGTACACGAATTGACGTGCGCGACCGACCGCTTGTTGGATGATGTCCAACTCGGTGCGACCTGCGAGCAGGTGCTTGTTGACACGGGCGGCATCTTTAGCCCCCGCGTTCTTGCTTGCTACCACTTCGTTGGTGGTAGTCTTGTCTAGCTTACGTGCTGTCCACACAGAAGCGTTGAACTCCACAAGCATTGCGCATGTGTCGATGTTGAGGCGGGGGGTACTAGTTGTATTCATGATTAACTCCTACTATATAAAGGTCTAAGATTACGGATTCCATTTGTTGCAGTTCCTGTTCGTTGATGTCATCAAACCAAACTTCGTAGACTACGTCAGAGCCTCGTTTAATTTGGATTGATGCACGCTTGCGAACAGGGTCGTTAGGCCACCATCTAGCGTGATACGCAATAGGTGGTGGTACAGGTTTCTTTTTCTTCTTTCGCATTACTTGGTTGAGAAAAAGATTTTGTGCTCGGCTAACATGCGACCGAACTCATTGATCGTAGCGAACAAAGCCACACGCTGACTTGTTGCTACTGTGTTGCAGAAGATTGACTGCATCTCTGCACGCATACGCCATACGTACTTGACGATGGCTTCTGCTTCTGTCCTGTCCGCTACACGAGTAACGAACTGGAATACTTGGATAAGCTGTGCTGTGGGATTGTCAGACAGCGGTGCTGTGTCAGGTGACTTGATGACACGCGCATACTCACAGATCTCACGACCGAAGCGAATGAACGATGACAATGCCTGTGCAGTAGTAGCACCGACAGTACCAACGAGAGCCGCCTCAAGTGTGTCGTCATCGAGAACACCAAGACCCGCATCGAGGATGTCACTAGCGGCAACCAACGAGCGAGGTGTAGCGTATGCAAGTTGCATAGACTTGGGGTTGAAGATGAAGCCGTTGTCCTTGGACAAGTCCTTGCCCTCGAACATACCGCCCTTCTCGTAGTCAAGGAACGATTGCATAACGCGTGGCTCGTTGCTGACGAAAGCAATAATCATTGGGTTGACGCCATTGTCAGTAGCCCACTTGACCCACTCATCAGCGCTAGGCTTACGCATCTTGACGAACACCAGACGATTACGTAAGTGCGCTTGGATGGAATCACCAAGACCCTCGATAGATAGATTGGTGAAGCACACAACGACACTACCCTCAGGCATGCTCAGGTTGCCGACCCTGCGCTCATAGATGATCGGAGCCAACACGTTCTTGATGAACTGCGGTGCCTTGGCGATCTCGTCCAGACCTACGAGGATAGGCTTGGAGTTGTTGACACCAAGTTGATTGAACGCACTGACACCGAAGCGCTCGTTGGGTAACTCACGAGACACGCCATTCTCACGATCAAGGTCAGGCATCCACACAGAGCCGTCAGACAACTGAGTGCAGTCGATAGGTTGCACAGCGATGTGGTCAGCAAACTTGGGTAGCTTACGCAGGGCATGGAACAGGGCAGTCTTGCCGATGCCGTTCTCGCCCTCCACAATTACTGTGCGCTTGTCACCGACAGCGGCGATGAGGGAAACAACTTGTGATGCAGATAAGAATTGATTCATGATAAAGATCTCCAAAGATTAAGTTAAACAGAAATGTGCAAGACTTTGCCATAGGTAGGAACGAATGACTCGTTCTCTACCACACCCCACAGAGATGGCATTGGGGTATTCGGGGTATCGCAACCAAGGTAACCATCTGTCAACCAGACGATTGCCCGAGCGTCGATCTTGTGTTCCTTGATGTAGTCGACAACAACATCAGGAGTAGTACCGCCACCACCCTTGGGGTTCATGAGTGAGGCGATCTGTTCGTAGTCAGCAGGCTTGAACGCTTGGTCACCACATACAGTAGTGTCCCACCACAACACACGCACACCCGCAGGCTTGGTGATGTTGCAGATGCGAGCGATCTCACCGAACAGCAGACGATAGTACGGATACATAGAGCCCGATGTATCGACAGCAAGTATCAACTCACCGACTGACTCAGTGAAGTGTGATGGCATAACGAAGCCCGATGCGAGCAAGCGTTTGTTGGGAGGGCAGAAGCGTGAGTTGTCATCGCCCGCAGAGATAGCGCTAATCCATTCCTGCAATGCTTGCTTCCAGTCAGTCATGCGTTCCTTGGCTGTGCCTAAGATGTCACGACCACCACCCTCTTTACCCGCAAGCTTACGTGCAAGTATCTCGCCTTGACGATTGGCATCGTCGATCTGCTTGCCTAGCTTGTCTTGCTCGACTGGGTTGTCATCGAACTCACCATCCTCATGAGCATCGAGGGGCTCATCGAAGTCACCGCCATCACCATCACCCTTGTCACCCTTATCAGGTTCCTTACGCCCACTCTTGATGAGGTCGTTGAGTACCTGTGGGAATGACCAACCGAAGTACTTGCGATCAATGCACAACGACTCAGTAGGACGCTCAACAAACTTGAAGTCAGGGTCGAGTTCCTCGATGAGTGCATTGACCACATAGTCGTGTGCTATGTTGGTAAGCTTAGGCATCTTGCGTGTGTACTCTTTGAACAAGATGCAGTGCTTGAGTGCAACGTGAAAGTTCTCATGCAGTACAAGGTAGCGCATCTGCTTGCGGTTGAGTGGTGCGATGAAGTCAGCGCCATACTTCTTGTCACGACCATTGGTCGCGGCAGTTGGTATCTTGGTAGACACCTCGCTCTTGCCTAGCATGATGACGCCAGACAGCAAAGCGAATTTAGGGTGACGCATACAGTCAATGTTTGCGGCTTGGACTCTCTGATTGAGAGTCATCTTCTCATAGCTCATAGTGCTTCTCCTGTTTTGTTTAAAGAAATTATAGCATAGGTTGTCAAAGACTTGACAACCTATCGGAAACCCTGATGCTACTCAGGTGTGGATATTACTACGTGGGTATTCAGAATGTTTCGGGAATTGTTTCACCTCCTCTGGTTTCTTAAGTGAGTTACTGCCAACGTATCTCTGTATCCTGTCAAGGATGGCACGCCTGAACTCGACCATCTCGATGGGCTTCTTCAAGTCGTCAACTGTGTGGTCGGTGGTTGTGTTGCGGGTATACCAAGAACCCTTCATTTGGAAGCCCTCTTGGTCAGCACCACGCTTGGAGGCGATGATGTTGTAAGCACTCTGACACATCTCAAAGAACACATCAATGTCCTGTTGCCGTGGCTCGGGGTCATTCCACATCTCTTGTATCGCCATGTAGTATGCGCGGTTGTATCCCTCCCCACCGAACGCTTGACCATACTTGTAGTCAAGATTGCACTCAGCTTTGAACTCTGGCATACGCATCTGTGCAAGCATGATGTATGGCTCGAAGTGTGCGGCAACCTTTGCCTTGTACTTGCGGACATCGGTGTCCGCGACTAGTCGGTAGTGCTTGGTATGCTCAGACTCCGCAGTATCTAACTTGCCATCGACAAACACAGCGTCCAAGCTGAACGGCGTGTTGTCCTCGTCAACCATGAAGTGCTTGGTGTAGATGGGCATGATGGTGCGATCATCCACAAGCATCTCATCATCCCAAATAGTATTCACACCACACTCAACACGTAACGTGTGACGCATGAACTGCATACTAGTCTGTGATGCGTGACCCATGTACAACCTACGCTCAACACGCTTGCCGTCCTCTACCTTGGGCTCGTAGAACCGCGCCATGATAGTCTGATACAGCTTGACGTCGAAGTACTTGCCGTAAGAGTTACTGCCTTGGATGAGGCGGTGGTGTGCTACTGGCTTGGGGTCAAGTGGTCGCTCGTTGGGTTGCCACTTACTACTGCGTACTGGCCCGCGATCTTCGAATAGAAGCTCTGCTTCTTGATAGTTTCTGCATATGTATGCCATGATAATTACTCCTGTGTTTCAGTTGATTTAATATAGGGGAAAGATGTTTGTACTGCATGTACTGTTGTAATGTAGTCATACAAATCACCCTCATCGTCGCTCTCATCGAAGTCCTCAGCGCCATCCTCACCCACGCTGATAAACCTATACCTACCTCCTTTCTCTTCTCCATAAATTTCTACTGCATCTTTCATCAGTTGATGATGCGCCTTCACATCATCGAAGTCCGGATACCACTTAACACTCTCCGATTCGAACGTGATGATCGGGTCATCGTTGTAGCGGTATTCACAATCGTTGATTGCCTGCGTAATCGGCGGCTCGTTCTTCGCAAGCATCAGCGTTACGAAGTTGTCGCGTGTCTCGATGTCATCGAACTTGATGACATACGCTACGTCTGATCTATATCCCATGATGATCTCCCTCTGTTAAAATGCCACGTTGATCGAAGCGCCATCCGTTGATGTCGCACAGGTCTATGAAGTACTCTTCGCTTGTGTATGCGTCGTACTCTTCTCGTAGTTGTTTGAATACCTCATCGGCAAACTTCTGTGCTTTGCCTAACGCCCACCCCTCTAGCTCGTTGAACAACTCATCTGTACCAATAGAGTTGGCTAGCTCTTTCACATTAGCGCCCTCCAAGATACCTCTGTCCATGACTGAGTCGTCCTCTGCATAACTGATACTGTCGTTGATGCTTGCGCTACGCATCGTGCCGCTGTGGTTGTAGTAAAAGCCGTTCCTGCTGATTTCTACTTTGTCTTCACACCAACCATCTTTGATTAGCTCACGTAGCACAACGTACTGCGTGTAGTCAGCGTCCTCTGGTTTGCTGTGATATTCAATGAAGTCAGCAAGATCTATGTGACCAGTCCACGATGCACCATCACCTTGTGAGTGAAAGCCACTGAACTGAATCTCTTCAATGTAAAAGCCTCTTGCGAAGCCATCCTCTTTAGCTCGTGCGTAGATCTCTTCATACCAATCATCGGGCGGTTGCCCGTACTCAGTAATAGCGTGTTGCTTGGCATAGTTCGAGAGTTGTTGAAACGCTAAGCTTTCTGTTGTGGTGTCCATGGTTCCTCCATTAGTCTACTGTGACGCTGAACGTGACGTTGTCCTTGATTGCCGCCGTAACGACATCTGAGAAGTCGAACTCGTTGATCGCATCGTTGACTGCCTCGCTGATCTGATTGTCGAAGTCGTGGTCTTCTACTGCGCTTACGGCCATGTCATTGATGGCGTCCTCGCTGATGTGATATTCGCCATCGGTGTGATCGCTGACCACACTCTCTGCAACATCTTGGGCTATCTCGCGTATCTTGTTCTCGAAGCCATCGTCAATAACTCGCAGGGTGCGGTGACTCGTCAGTATCTCGTTGACCTGTGCGGACACGATGTCTTTGATGTAGTTCTCAACGAGCGCCATGAGCGTGGTCATCAGCGCTGAAGTAGGCATTGATGGCTGTGTGACTTCGGGTACTGTTGGTGTTTGAACTGTTTGTTCCATGATAAATCTCCAAAAATTAAATGAATGAAAGTAAAAGTGTGGTCAATTGACCACAATGACTGATGAG